ACAGGATTACGAAGTGATCTTATTGAGTATGCTAAAACATACTTTCCTGCATCATACTCAGACTTTAATGAAACTAGTCCTGGAATGATGTTTATCGAAATGGCTGCTTATGTAGGGGACATACTTTCATTTTATATCGATGAACAATTTCGGGAATCTTTATTAGCCTATGCAGAAGAAAGAAAAACTGTCTTCGATATAGCACAATCATACGGATACAGGCCAAAAATTTCTACACCTTCAAATGTTACAGTTGATTTCTTTCAAACAGTGCCGGCTACAGGAACTGGTGACACAGTAGTGCCAGATTATAGATACGGTCATAGAATTAAAGAAGGGACTGTCATAGCTTCAGACCAATATAGCAAAACATTTAGAACAGTTAGTGAAGTTGACTTTAGTACGTCAGGCTCATTGGAGCCTGTCGAAGTATCAATCTATGAAGTTGGTGAAGACAGTACACCAACAAAATATCTTTTAAAGAAACAAGCAAGAGCTGTTAGCGGTGAAGTTGTAACAGAAACTTTTGCATTTAGTTCAGCTAAAGCTTATGATATGGTTACACTGGCAAATAAAAATGTATTAGAAATAATATCTGTAACTGATAGCAACCTTAGTAAGTGGTATCAGGTTGAGTCACTTGCACAAGATTTAGTTTATGAAGAAGTTAGAAATGATGCTGAATTCGATCCTAATTTGGCAGGCTTTAATGACACTACACCTTACATGATTAAATTGTTAAGGACAAAAAAGAGGTATAAGTCTTACATAAAATCAGATGGATCATATCAGCTAAGATTCGGTTCAGGAACTGCAACAGAAAATGATGAAGAAGTGATACCTAATCCTTCAACAGTTGGAAATTCAAATGTTAATTCTGACTTTTTAAATTCTAATTCTGCATTAGATCCTGCTAACTTTTTGGAGACAGCTGTTTATGGTGTTGCTCCAGCCAATACAACACTCACAATAAAATATTCTGTTGGTGGCGGTGTTGATGATAATGTTCCATCAAACAGTATTAATTCTTTAAGAAGTCTAACTTCAGAAATAAACAGTACAGGATTAGACGCTACATTAGTAGAAGAATCACAAGGTTCAATATCTGTTAGCAATCCTGGTCCTGCTACAGGTGGAAAAGGTGAAGAAACAATAGACGAAATAAAAGAAAATGTAAAACAGTTTTTTCAAGCTCAATCAAGAGCAGTAACAAAACAAGACTATATTACAAGAATTTATAGCTTACCTGCGAAGTATGGCAATGTTGCAAAAGTTTACATTACACAAGATGATCAATTAAATTCAGGTGAAGGTGTAATACAAGGTGATGTTATTACTCCAGAAACTTTACAAACAGAATTTATTGACAAAGGTGAATCATTAAAAGTTTCTGATTTAGAAGTTAGAGTTCCTAATCCTATGGCATTAAACTTTTATGTTTTAGGATATAATAACAACAAAAAACTTGTAAACGTAAATCAAGCGACAAAAAGAAATTTAAAAACTTATATGGGGCAGTACAGAATATTAACTGATGCTATAAACTTAAAAAATGCTTATGTGATTAATATAGGTGTTAGATTCACAATATACGCAAAAAGAGGATATAACAAAGAAGAGGTGATTTTTAAATGCATACAGAAAGTTAAAGAATATTTTAATGTTGATAAGTGGCAAATAAACCAGCCAATAATGCTTTCTGATGTTGCTTATCAGGTTTCACTTGTAGACGGTGTAAATAGTGTTGTACCGCCTGTCTCTGATAATCCTGATGGTAATTTAATAGTTGTGACAAATAAGTTTGAAACTGCTAGCGGATATAGCGGTAATATTTTTGACATATCAACAGCAATAAAAAGTGGAGTAATTTATCCTTCACTAGATCCTTCAATCTTTGAAGTAAAATTTCCAGATATTGATATTATTGGTAAGTGTTTAGGAGACTATTAATGGCACATCTTTTTAGAACACCAAATAAAGATGCAATACTTAGAAGAGGTGCATCAGTTGCAGGAACATCAAGCGCGCAAAATTTCGGTGGTGATGAAATATTAGAAGTAGGTAAAAGCTTTCAAGCAGGTGGAACATCTGTAAGCGCTATTCAAAGAGCAATTATAAAATTCGACATCACAGACTATTCTGCATCGCAGGCAGACGAATCAATTGGTGAAGATGTAAAATACTATTTAAATCTTTATGACGCTGGCTCTTTTGAATTAACAAGAGACAACAACAACATTGAAGTTTACGTTGTGTCACAAAGTTGGACAGAAGGTGACGGAAAATTATCAGATGATCCAGCAATAGAAGAAGGCACTAGTTGGAGATACAGGACAGGTGTTTCTGAATCTTTAGAATGGTCAGCTACAAATTCAGAATGGGGTGGATCATATGTCTCTAGCTCAAACTATTCTGCATCATTTAGTTTTTCAAAATCAGGATCTGATGCAAGAGTTGACGTTACAGACATTGTAAAAACTCTGATCGCAGGAAGTGCCTCCAATGAAGGCTTCTTAATAAAGAGAACAACAGATATAGAAAATTCTTCCGCAAATTTCGGTACATTAAAGTTTTTCTCTAGTGACTCTCATACAATATTTAAACCAACACTTGAAGCTGTTTGGGACGACGCATCATGGACAACAGGTTCACTTTCAGCACTTGACTTAGATGAATTAGGAAATTTAGATATTTATATGAATAGTTTTAGAAGAGAATACAAATTAGGTACTGTATCTAAAATAAGGGTTAAGGGCAGAGAAAAATATCCTGCTAGAACTTTTGGAACATCATCAGCTTATTTAGACTGCGCTTACTTTCCATCTGCATCTAGTTTTTATTCTATAGTTGATTCTAAAAATCATCACACTATTATTCCTTTTGGGAGTGGTTCAAAATTAAGCTGTGATGGGACTAGTAATTTTTTCAAATTAACAACTACCGGTTTGGAACCAGAAAGATATTATAATGTATTATTTATGGTAGAAAGCGGAAGCGGTATAACAAAGACAACACAATTTATAGATAACGACGACCAGTTTAAGGTGGTAGAATAATGCCGTATAATGAAGAAGAGTTAAAAGATAATATCTACTATCAGTCTTTAAAACAAAGAGATGAAGATGCATATAATAGAAAATATCATAAAACACATGATACTTTTATGGCTAGAGAGGCAGAATTTGAGCCTAATGAGACCAAGAGGTTAAAGATTTCTTTAAGAGATAAAGGTGATATAATAAAATTATATGAAGATCCACAGACAGGTGAATCATATCCTAGTCCTTGCCAAAAACTTTATATTAGACTGTATCAGAGAAGATACAGAACACAAGAAGATACTCTCGATTATATCGATAGAGAATTTACGGAGTTGTAAATGCCAATTGATCCAAAACTTAGGAGAGGTCAATTACTTCCTACAAAGGTAGCAGATTTTGTAACCTTACCAGAAGGAAATGATTGGATCCCATTCAGAGACAGTGAAAGATACCCACAGTTTGAGACTGAAGGTTATGCATCTGTAAAATGGCCAGAAATCAATTTTGGTGCAGGTCAAAATGATTATGTAAGAGTAAATGTATTTGGTGAAGATGGATCACTAATAACAACTAGTTACTTAAATCATAATGAATTCGACACAAATCAAGATAATGATTTACAATACCCCACTGTTGAGTTGGACACAGGAAAACTTTTACGCGACCTTGGATTTAGAAGAGGTAGATTTCGTGTACAATTCTCTTTTTATAGAAACATGTTTGGAAGTCCATTTCCTCTTCTTGTTAATAATGATGAAAAGATTTTTTTAGGTGGATTCGAAGAAAATGAATTAGGAAAAATATATGCAGCAGAGCCGCATATTGGTTCTGATACAAATATTGGAGATAGATTATATCCAAAAGAAGATAAAGCAACATTAGTAAAAATATCTTCTGACAGAACAGAAATAATATTATCACCTCCTTTTATAAGTGATACAGACTATCTAGAAAAATTTAGAATAGCTGCGTATACTTGCTTAAATGATTTTGCAGATGTCGGACAAACAGCAATCTTTAGTGATGGTGAAGATTCTAATAGGATAACATTACAAGGTTATGACACTGTGCCTAAGTCTTATATTAACGGCATGATAAGAATTAATAATGCATACTTTTTAGGAAATAGAGTAACACCTGCGATAACAGCAGAGTATGTTGTTGAACCTTCTTTAACAACTGTTGACAAGACACAGAATTTATTACAAGGTAGGTTTCTAGACAGTGATTATCAATGGAGACCACATAGCGTTTATAAGGGTGGCGTAAATTCTATATCAATAGAAAATCCAAAACTTATGAATGTAGAAACTGTAATAGAACAATCTCCAGTTGGAAATCAATGTGTAAGATTAGAATACCAAACTACTGAGTCTGATAGTCCTAATTCATCAAACAGATCTTTTGGTTTGTCACCTTTATTAAAAATTTACAGACCAATCGAAGGTGAAGAAATGACGTTTAGTGTTTATGTCAAAGCAGATGCTGCAGCAATTGGTTCAAAAGTTAGCTTATTAGCTCATGCAGGGCCTTGGAGCCAAGAAGGAACAACAAAACACTCACAAAAAGTAGAGATGACAGGCAAATGGCAAAGAATTACATTAACTTTTATATTAAGAAATGTAGGTGAAGGAAATGATTTAATTCACTTAAGAGCAACACACTTCCCAGATGGCGCATATGATACACAAAATGAAACAACAATAGTTGGATTAGGGTATTTATACGCAGGAGCTCAACTAGAATTAGGAAGTTCTGTAAGTGATTTTACAAGAAATGAAGATGAGTCTTCTGAAACTATAGAAATAGCAGAAGCAGGAACAATTACTTTTTCTGACCCTGATGATTCTGACTCTACAAAAAGAAGAATCTTAACAGCTGTACTAAATAATACTGATGATCCTTTTGAAAGAAAAATGATTGGAAGTAAAATAATCATAAATGACGGTATTGCAGTAGATGACTTTTCTTCTCAACTAACGGTTGTTGATACAGACCATAGAGAAGTACGAAAATTATTTGTTGTTCCTGATGAGGAACGCTCTATACCTGGCTCCTATATTGGCAGCACAGAGTATAAAGGCATAACAATTGAGTGGGACAAATCTTTAAACGAAGCAATATGGATTCTTGGTGAAAGATACGGTGATAGAATATGGTCTTCTGGATGGAGTGCAGCACCTTATGACCAGAAATGGAGTGAGGTTGGAACAGCACATATTGGTTACCACGCACAGTGGAGATACGGTGGTGTTGATGGTGAAAATGCACCTTGTATGTATTTCCCAGATTTAAATTACCAAGAAGAAATTTTAGAGGCTAGACGTGCTGCATTTATAGCTGCAGCAACTGCAGAGACAGGTTATTTTGTAAGTAGAGGTGAAGATGATCCTAGAATATCAGGACAATATTATGATAAAGAGTGGTGGAAACACAGGTATCAAGCAATCGCAACTAATAGAGGCGGTGTATCTGGATCATCTAGCACAATAGGTCCATTGGCGCGTTATGGTGCAAAACCAGGAGACACTGTAAGAATATCTTGGCAACAAAAATCTAGACCTGCAGCACCTAATTTTGATGAAGGTGGTAGAAAAGGAGCGATGGTAAGGTTATACCACTGGTACAAGAACGTATATGAAGCACCTCCAGCTCCTGTCGTATCAGCGTTTGAGGTTAGACAAGAACAAATACAAATGATGAAACCGATTCCATCATTTAGACAGACAGATCAGGATGGTACGCAACTTCTTGTTAAGGTCGACGGAACAAATGCTCCTGACACTAAATTTAATAATAAGACAATATCTGAAGAAGTATTTTATTTGAGAAAAATAGAATTAAATGGATTTGAAAGCAGAGATGCAATAGGTGTATTTACACCAGGTGCAGGATTTAAAACATATAGACTTAACGGTGGATCGAGTGAAGAGGTAACTAGCGACGGTATTGATACACTAACAAATAATACTAATACAGTATGGTTCGGAAAAAATGATGAATTAGCTTCAAAGCTGAGTGTTTCAAACGGTTTATTATTTTCAAAACAAGTTGAAGATGTATCTGGCATTTTAGATGCAGCAGATGTTATTCCTACAAATGAGCTTGAAACACCTGCTAACGCATCTGAACTACCATCTGCTATAGCACAAGGACTTACACGTGGAAAAGCAATCGGTGCAATGTATAAGCCAACACAAAATCTTTTTGAGTTAGGATATAGACAATATCCAGAATTAGATCTCGGAAGAATCCCTACAGAGCCTAAACCTACATCACCGCCTGCAGGTGATTGGCAAGATAATTACGATATCTCCGTAAAACAATTTAATATATTTATATCAAGTACTGACTGGGTATTTAACGTTAACGCTGGAAGATGGAGAATAAAAAGAGATTTAAGACTTAACGGATGGGAATGGAATAATGAAACTGGTGAGTGGTATAACACTACATCTTCACCAGGTAGAGGTTTTATATTACCGGCAATACAGACACTAGATGGAGACTTATATTTTTCAGAGGCGCTTGGATGGATATGGACAGGAGTTGATTGGATTTCATGTTTAGATTTATGTAGAGAGACACCCTTCTTAGCACTAACAGCGAATGATTCTCTAGAGACGTATAATAAAAGAGCAACTACATATATTGACACAGTAAATGATTATGAAGTAATATCATTTTACAATACAGGTGAACAATATTACCCATCTTACGATCTTATAAAAAATAGTAAAACACTTTCACCAAATGGTAAATTCCAATGGAAGGGAATATTAGGTTGGCAGTTTCAAGGTGATGGAGATGTGAGTTCTGATGGTAATAGTGCAACAACACTTCAGTGGACAGATGTTGCTTCAAGAAATATAGATGGCTCTACATCAGAAAGATTTAATAAGTACGTTGAGTGTTTTGAGCTTGATGAATGGGAAGAAGCACACGCTGATTTTGTAATACCTACTGATAATAGTTTTGGGTTGTATACAAATTCATCGATTTATGTTGTTGGTAGCAGAGGTGGTTTTGGAGAGTTATGGGTTGACAAAGTTAGGATTGATATATTGTTGACTTCTAATGAAAGAGTAAAAGTTGATCAAACTGCAAAATTTGCTCCGCTCTCACTTACAATACAAGATGTGTTAGGAAATAATCAACTATTAGTTGAAGAAGAATATGATGAAGCTGCAAATGTTCAAGGTGGAATACAATCAAATCTTGCAGTAAACAAATACAGCGTATTTGGATCAGGATTTCAGATCGGATTCTTAGAAGCACCAGAAGATATATCACAAGTAATGGGAAGATACGAAGGAAAAATATTAGATGTTGATGGAAACACACTCATCGTAAACACATCGTACAGGGAGTATGGTGGTACAATAGGCGCAGTTAGTGGAAGTGAAGATTCTCCTGACTTAAGTTTGCCGTTTGAACAATACTTTGTAAGATACAGGATAAAAGACGCAGATAACTTATACACAAGAGTTGTTTTTGGGCCTGAAAGAGAAAGCTTGGTTATTAATTTTAAGCCAGTTAATGTAACAAATTACCCAGGATCAATAGCATATAAATTGTTAGATCCGTTGCCAGATTCAGTACAACAATTTGATACTGCGTATATTGTTAATGAAGTTACACCTGATTTATTTGAAGGTGTTGATTTAATTCCGTTTATTGATGAAGTATTACCTGAGACAGTTTTAAAGGCACCAAAGCTTGATGAAGCAGAGCCTCTAATAAGAAGGAGAGAGACAGAGTATAGAAGTCACACAGACTTAGTTGGTGTTGAATTAGATACTAGAAAACAACTTGAAGACAAAATATTTAGTGGTAGTTTATTAGATGTCAGTGTTAATGTCGACTATAATCACTTTCAAAATTTTTCACACTTTGGATCTGTTGAAAAGAGAATAAGAAATTTTAAAGATAAATTAACATCAATAGAATTGCACACACAAAAAAGTCAATCACTAGGTGGCACAACAAGTACACCATACATTACAGGACAGACATCAAGTGCATATGTCTCTGGTTCTTCTGATCAGCAGGAACATTGGGATTTAGAAAAGAGAAAAGTAATAAACGGCTTTGATGATTTTGAAAATTTTATGTATTTTAAATCTTCATCTTATATATCTTCGTCTAACGGTATAGACTATGACAATGCTGCGCCAAAATCAAGTGGAGATGGAACACTTACTTCTCCTTACCAGATATATTCTGTTTCTAGCTCTAATTTTACTTCATGGTTTGATAATCAAATAGTCTCAGCATCAACATACGATAATACTAACATGAACAGACTAGTTAATTTAACACCTGCTCATATTTCTTATGATTCTGATAATGAATCGTTTATTAGATTCATGGACATGATGGGCCATCATTATGATATAATTTGGACACACATTAAAGCTATGACTGACAGTCATGACAGGTCTGAAGACATAACAAAAGGCATATCTGCAGAATTGGTAAAGCCTATTGCAGAATCACTTGGTTTTAAAATGCAAGAAGGAAAAGATTTAGTTAGACTTCCTGAGTATCAATTAGGTCTTCAGGAGTCAGGTTCAAACACAGGTGTTTTTAACGTAAGATTCTCTAAGAAGTCTCAACAAGATATATCTAGAGAAATATGGAACAGACTACTATCAAGTATGCCTTATTTGTTGAAAACAAAAGGTACAAAGCAAGGACTAAAAGGATTAATAGCAGCATACGGTATTCCAACATCTATCTTAAGAATACAAGAATATGGTGGTCCTAAAATTGAAGGTGGTACTCCTGAATTTGAGATCAAACAAAAGTACACGTATGCGTTACATTTAAAAGGTTCACAACAATTAGCATCACCGTGGTATAGAAATGCAGAGACACAAAGAGTTAACGATACAATAGAATTTAGATTTAAAACAGGTGTTGAACAAGACACATTAATTGCTTCTAAAAATAATACTACAAATCATATTGAATCTGCTGTCTATATAAAAAATGTTGACGGTCAAGATACAAAAGGTAAATTATCTTTCGCTTTAAGCGGTAGTGAAGGTTTCTTTTCTGCAAGCTTAGACTCACTACCAATGTATAATGATGAATATTGGTCTGTAATGATTAGAAGAAGAGCAGGTGAATCTGGCTTTACAAGCAGTTATGACGGAATGCAAATGACATCTGAAACTAGCTCACTAACACAGAGCTTTGATATTTTTGCTGGATATTATGACTCAGGTGTAGATGAAATTATTACAAAAGCATCTGCTAGTATTGATGTATCTGGATCAAGTGCACTCTTAAGCTGGTATGCTTCAAGTTCTACAGGAGACAATTATTGGCATATAGGCGGAAGAAAACAATCATCTGAAGAGACGGCGTTATACGGATCACAGTACACTGGCTCTATTATGGAATGGAGATACTGGCAAACACCATTAACAGAATCAGCTTTCTTTAATCATGTATCAGCTCCAAAAGCAGTAAATGGTAATCATCCAAGCTCATCATTTTATGATATGAATTTAAGATTTTCTATGGATGATAAAATTAATCTAAATTCATCACCGAACGGTATAAGAGATTATTCACTAACAGGTGACCAACTGTATGCTACAGGATCAGGATTTGCAGATGAAATAAACTTTGAATCTGTTTCTGATAGACAAAAAGCTTTTACACCTTCAATAGGTCTTAATAAGACAAGTAATAAAATTAGAATAGAAGATGCAAAATTAAAGTTTCCTGATGGCGCTGATCCAGTATTAAGCACAACTGAAAGAGTAGAATTAAGCTCATATGACACAGCACCACTTGATAGTAATAAATTAGGAATATTCTTTGCACCGTCAGATGTAATAAATGAAGATATAATCTTATCAGTAGCAGACTTAGACTTCGGTTCTTATCTAGGAGATCCAAGAGATATGTATGCTGAACGTTATGATCACGGAAAATTAGATAGGATAGCAGACACATACTGGCAAAAATGGACAACAAAATTTAATTTCTGGAATTATTTAAAACTTATAAAATATTATGATTTAAGTTTATTTGATCATTTAAGAAATATGTCACCTGCACGTGCTAAGAAAAATATAGGTATATTAATTGAACCTACAATCTTAGAAAGACCAAAAGTAATAGTTGGTAATAGGCCATTCTTAGAAGATAAAACTTTTGATTCTAAACTTGATGTTATGGCACATTATTCTCAGAGCGGTGACAATGAATTTAGAAAAGGAAATATAACATATGCTATAGCACACGAATTGACATCTTCAAATGATTATTTTATAGCAAATCCGATAACAGGAACTTATGCACTTAAGAATGAATTTACTTCTAGCATTGAAGAAAAAAGAGGAAAGATAGACACAATAGATTTTAGAGGCTATACAGGGTCTAGAGATGACCAACTAGTTGAACACACTTGGTCATTTTTAAATGAAGTTAGTACTAGTGCTGCAAAAAGTGATTATGGTACAGTTAGCTCATCACAAAGTCCTTACATATTAGATCAACTTAGATCTTTTGGAAGTAATCCGCTGATAGACCCATTGGAAAGAGACTATGCAAATACAGACAATAAAGTTCACACCGGTGGTGGATCAAATGTATTTTTTGAAATTTTACAACCAACAGCAACAGGTTCTGTGCTATCACATTTTAATGATGATAAGATATACCACTACAGTTCTTCTGTAAGTAAATCGTTAGGTTTATATTATTCACAGTCTTTAGAAGTGAGTGATATTGATTCAATATTTACAACACACACAGGACTATTTAATTTAGCTTATGGCGGCTGTCAAGAAGACGGATTAACTGTACCTGAAGGAAATGAGGTTGCGGTTGAAATACTAGATGTTAATCCTTATGCTGTAACGGCAACTACATCAGGCGATTCGTTCGTTGATGTACAACTAGACAATGAATAGTACACTTTTTTGAAAGAAAACAATATTTATTAAAAAAGTTCTACACATCTTTATGGAGAAAAAATAATGGGATACTTGAATAATGCGTCAACAGTTTTAGACGCAGTCTTAACAAAAAAAGGTAGAGAACTTCTCTCAAGAGGTGAGCAAGCTTTTAATGTAACAAAGTTTGCACTTTCTGATGATGAAGTCGATTACAGCTTATGGAATGTAGCACATCCTCTAGGCACTGACTACTATGGCACAGTAATAGAAAATTTACCTCTATTAGAGCCAACTGTAGATCCAGACACGACTATGAGGTATAAGCTAATAACAAGAGCTGACAATCCTAACAAACTACCGTCAATTGCTAGCTTATCAAATACGACTGTTAACTGGCAGGAAACACAATCAGGAACTGCACAAACAATAATACCAGATTTAACAAATTTAGGTGGTATGGAACAAGGTCAGTACATGTTTACAATACTAAACTCATCAATCGCTTATCTTTCAACAGCAGGAACAGAAGCTGTCGGGACTGGTGGTATTGATTATGTTTCTAGTGTTGATTCTATAAGTCAGACAGTAACAGGAACTCAAGTTGATATAAGAGCTAAATCAGTTCCTAACAATACTGCTGCAGGAGCATCTGCAGGACAACCTGATCCTACTACTACAGTTGTTGTTACAAGCCTTATGCATGGCGCATCTGCTGCTTTTACATTGACTGTTAAGTATTTACAACAAAGTTAATAAGTCAGGAGTAACATATGTCTTTTTTAGACAAGTCATCGTTAATAGTTGACGCTGTAATAACAAAACTAGGTAGAGAAAAACTCTCACAAAATGATTTTGTAATTGCTAAGTTTGCTTTAGGTGACGATGAAGTTGATTATAGGCTTTATAATGAATCGAACACTCAAGGTCCCAATAATTATGGAATCATTATAGAAAATATGCCCGTACATCAGGCGTTCTTAACGACTGACTTAGCTTTAAAATACAAGCTAGTTACTCAAGATGTCGGATCACTTATCACGCCAGAAATTGATGATTCACTTCCTTCAGAAGTAGAATTATCAGGTGAAGGAAATATGGTAACATTAAATCCTTCAGTAGTTGGTGGATTAGATGATGAGGACTTTATATTTGAATTACAAGATAACCAAGACGTAGTATTAGTTGAAGGTGATCTTAATGCAGAATTAGGAGGAGGTTAAAATGGCAGATAGAACAATGTCAGCTGAAGACTTATTGGCAATGGGCTATACACGTGAAGACGTGGAAATGATGATGGAGAGAGAAGCTGAAAGAGCGCAAGAAGTAAGAAATGTTGTTGCTCCAGCACCTGCTCCAGCACCTGCACCTTCTCAACAAGCTACAGGATATGGTGCACTAAATGGGCCACCACCAGGCTTTTCAGCATATGATGTGCCAACAACAGCACCAGCTCCGGCAGCACCGAGACAGCAAAGGGCATCTGCAGTAGATATAGAAAGAAGTAGAATACGAGCAGAGGAAGAAGCACTAGTTCTAGGATTTAGACAAGATGAAATACATCAAATGCCAGATGGTTTATACATGGCAGGTCCTAATCATCAAGCATATCAAGCAGCATTAAGGTCTAATCAAATAAGACAAGAACAAAGAAATGTAGTAGATGCCAGAGATGCTAGATCAACAAGAGACATAGCAATAGAAACACTTGCAAGAGACGGTTCAAACAGAGGTAGAGCTGTTGTTGTAACAGGTAGAAATGCAACATTATTAGCAAGAGAAGTTTCATCTGCGACATCAGTAGAAATTTTAGTTACTGGAGTTGAATCTGGTGCACAAAAAAGAATTACCGTTAATATTACACCTGGTGAAAGTGTTATAAACACACCAGTTAACGGAAATAGAAGTCCTATTTCAAGGAGAGCAAGAACAAGAGTTAGTGCAGAAGACAGAGCAAATGTAAGACCCGGTGTTCGTGAAAGAGCACAAAGGGCAGTTTCATCTGTTAGAACACAAGAGACAGCTAGAAGTGTAGTAGAAAGAGCTGTTAGTGACGGCAGAGCTATATCAGCAGAATCACTTGCAAGAGAACTTAGTAGATAAAATAAAATTTTATGAAAAACAAAAAGGTTGATATTTATAAACACAGGAGTTAAATAATGTCAGTATTTCAAAACTTTGATACAGAAAACGATATAAAAACAGGACAGATAAGCGTAGTCTCATCTGGGATGTGGTCTGGTGGTGTTGGAACACTAACAAACTTTTACACATCTTCAACACAAACAGGAAGTACTGGTGAACATTACTTTGACATTTACAATGGTGTCGTAGGAACAAATGCCACTGCTTCAGTACAATTCTCACTTGCTTTTGGAAGTTATGGTGGAAGTGGTTCACTATCAGGTGATAATGATAATGCAGCTTCAAAAGCAATCTATAGACAATTAAGAAATTTATTATTACCACAAGGCACTGAAAAATTCCAAGCAGGTGCTTATCAAGGTGGTGGAACAGATGCAGATACTGATACAATATTCGCAGTCAGTTTAAACAGAGGAAGACTAAAAGAAAAGATGGATCCAGGTAACTGGGAACTTAGGCTTTCAGGATCTACAGGTAAGGTATTACATCTTATAGATGACAGTGGTGCTACTAACGATCCTAATGTAAGAAACACTGCTAGAGAATTTAATATTGTATCTGGTTCTATTGCTTCTGGTAATGCAGTTATTGGCGGTGCAGCAACAGCATCATTTGGAAAATTCTATCCTGAATCAGGATTATTAATTTTAGATGCTACACTATTATTAGATGATAGTAACGGTATCCCAATGACTGGTTATAACACAGCATCAAATGTAAACGGTAATAATAACCAAGCATTTTATAATGCAATTGCAGGTAACAGTGAAAACACAGCTACTGGTTACTTTGCTGCAAGGCGTGAAGAACAAATTAAATCTACACACTATTTCTGTAGAGTAAGACATAATCAATATAATCACAGTCAAAATCCTACATATACGACAGGAGATGCTGGTGACTTAACGATACCTTCGTTCAGAAATGATCCTAAGTCTTACATAACTACAGTAGGTTTGTATAACAGCGCAAATGAATTATTAGCAGTTGCAAAACTATCAAAACCTGTATTAAAGTCTACTAGTAGAGAGGCATTAATTAAAGTAAGATTAGACTTCTAAAGAAGTATTTTAACATATAATCAAGCCCTGCGTGTTCAGGGCTTTTTTATTTGAAAACTAAAGATGTTATTGTATATTTATAGAAAACATAGGTGCACTAAATGTTTAGAGATATAGATCCAGATGACAAGAGAGTGACTCCGATAAAAGTACATAAGAGATTTATGGCACAAAAATTCGGAGCAACAGATAACACACAGTATTTAGGTGTTATGTCCACTCAAGGCACTAGGGCAACATCAGCTCAATTACACCAATTTTCTACAGGTTCTCTATCAGAGTCCGGGCCACAATTTTCTTTAGTTTCTGGCGGTGTTACATATACAAAATATGGTTATCTTATCTGGCATGAAGTATACAATATGTTTTTTAGATATGCAGTCACTGGAAGCGATAAAAGTACTACATCTCCTCAACCTCAATTTGTATTTGATAAATATCACAGGCCGTGGGGAAGAGGAAGAATACAGTCATCAAGCAATACAGTGCCAGACTATGAAACACTAAAAATTAGAACATACCACGATCAGTTTAATGTTTTTAGCATACCACAAAGATTGTATGGTGAAGGTATAAAGACAGGTTCTATAGAAATAACAGACTACTCTACAAATGGTGTAATATCAATTAAAGATGATGGCTACGGTAATTTATATGATACAGACTTTGAAACAAATTATTTAAGCGGTAGTCCTGAGGCTGTTAATGGATCTGGCTCTGCAATAGGTGTTGTAAATTACGATTTAGGTTTAGTAATAGTAACTGATACAGGAAGTTATGGAACTGTAGGGCAGGGATCTGGTGCAAACGGCTGGAAGCTTGAATGGGATTCAACAAAGACAATACAAGAATATGAATTTGGATGTATTATACCACCAAACACATTTAATAGAACTAGAAACATAAGTATAACACCTGGTAGAAGTGGTAGCATGAATATTAATTCAACCGTTGCTACGCAAGACGATTATTATTGGAAAGGTAATAGCTATGTAACGCAATCTGCAATACAAAAACTTAGAGCAATATTACCAAGTCCTGCAGAAGGTTCGTACAATACAACAAGCGCTTACGAGGCTGCAACAGATGTAGAATCTTTTGCAACTCATTCATTTTTTGCGCCTTATATTACATCAATTGGTTTGTATAACGATTTAAATGAATTATTGGCAGTTGCTAAAGTTTCCCGGCCAATTAGAAATGACCCGGAATTAGCTTTGTCATTTGTTGTAAGATTTGATATTTAATAATAGGAGAATGTAATGGAAAGTATTTATAACGAAATTAAAGATTTGTGGGATGTGTTTGAAGAGAACCACGCAACACATTCAGAAAAAGGTAATAAAGCTGCAGGAGGAAGAGCAAGAAAAGCTATCGGTGAAATTAAAAAGCTGGTAACTGAGTATAGAAAAGCTTCAGTAGCTAAGGGTAAGTAATTAGGAGAAAAAAGATGTTAAAGAAAATTATCATAGGTTTATTAATGACCTCATCTTTGTTTAGCCAGGTAAGTGATAACAACTTTTTTGTAAACTTTTTTAAGTATTCAACAGCTTATGCTAGTTTTAGTTTAAATGCGCCAAGATACCAAGATGATAGATTTGCAATTGTAGGGGGTTTATCTACAGGCGATTTAGTATTTGAAAGGTCTGAAAGAGAGTTAAAACCTGACTTTCAAAAATCTTTTGGCATTAGAAAAATTGGCAGATTTAAATATGAACCTAAAAGAGGTGTTAGGAATGCAGGAAAAGGTGGAGAGTGGTATGACGGATCAGAACAAAATGCTAATGAAAGTGCTACATTTGGACCTGTTAAAGGCTGGGAATATTTAGTTAAATGGTCAGAAGGTAGACAATGGGGTAATGAATACTTGAATCAAGAATATTGGTTAAGGTATGTTGGCTCGTGGTATGTTGCTAAAGTAGCTTGGACTGAGTTAGGTTTAGAAGAAATAAATTACGGTTCTGCAGATCTTAGGTTCAAGGCAAATGCTATGGACAATAAATTTAGTTTTAGTGCAGGAATGAAACACAGGCAACATCCAGTATACGGATTTGATGCAGCTATTTTAGATACGACCTGGTATAGAGGCCAATGGTGGAATTTTGCAGAAGATGCATTTGGTATAGATGATAATATGTGGTATGACCCAACAATGCAAGATGAAAACGGTGATTGGATTAGACAACAACTTTATGAAATAGATCCTGTAACAGGTGAACTTAGAGAAATAGAAGGTGCTGGTCCATTTTGGAATGAAGGTGGAGAATATTGGGGACACGATTGGTTGTGGAGAGATGCAGATGGTCGTATCTTTGCTTATACAGACAGAGAATATTTTTTGTATCATTTCCCAGGTATGTTGGAAAAATACATCGATGGGAAAAAGAAAGATCTTGGATTTCAGCGCGAAACATCTATAGTTTTAGGTGCTGACTTTTATCATTATGGTGATAGCTGGTGGTTGCATGCATGGGGTAACTGGATGCCGTATCACTATGGTCATGACACATATTCATATCATAATGCAGATGCTTATGCAGAACATAAAGATGAAAAGAAAAAGCCACACGAATTTATGTTTATGGATCCAATGTGGATGCAATGGCATGATTACGATTTTGGTGCGATATTTGGTGTTAAGATAAAAGACAATCTTGGAGTTTTTGCAGAAGGAAAATATTTATATTATTGGGAACGCCCTGCTTATGACATTAAGTTAGGCATAAATTATCAGTGGATGGGATTTTAAAATGAGAAAGTTAGTATTATTATTAAGTGCTGCTATGTTTCTACACTTTAGTTGTGAAGACAGCAGAGTAGAAGACAAGCTAGAAGAAAGCATTGAGATGTGGGTAAACGGCTCAGAGTTTAATGTTCGCGAGTATTATGAAAGTATTACAACATACGGATCTGCTGTTGTACAAGAAGACGGATCTATAAAAAAGATATTTGTATTGCACTTTCAAAGAGAGGACGGAAGAGTCACACCTGAAAAAGAACATTATGCACTAATTATGTATGACAATTCAGGCCAAGACAATGGTCAGTTAATAGATACAAAATTATATTTAGGTGGTACACAAATGGATTCATTATTGTTAGAGACAACAACTGGTAGAATTACATTAGAGATTGTTGGATTATCTGATTTTACAGAATTTGGTCAAGCATCAATACAAAAATATGAAGATGGTAAAGTTAGTGGTATCGCAGATGGATACTTCTTCAATCCTTACAGAGATGAAATGCAACACGGAATAATTATTTTTGATAACTTAGTAGTAGGGACAGATCCTGAAGCTACATTTTATCAAGGTGTCTATTAAGCAATGCCAAGTAAAAAAGCCAAAGATAGAAAACGCAAAAAAGCTGCGCTGAATAAAAAATGGTCTATTGAAGGAAGAACAGCTAACCAACATAAAAAATGGGCAGCTAAAAACAAAGGATTAAATGATCCAACAAGGAGATTCAGATGATATTACAAATTTTATTTTGTTTACTAATAGTCTTATATTGGTTTAGTGAGGGTGTAACAGAGGGCTGGACTTGGTCTACTAAAAAGAGAAAAGAAACTAACAAACTCATACATCCAAATAATAAGTCAAATGGTATATTTGATTATCATATGTGGAGAATATTAGAGAATGTAGGAATATGGGGTGCTGTAATTGTAGCATTTTTTATTGAAGCATCGTTTGCTAAATTCTTTTGGTTAGGTGTGGGTAGTTGGTTCATTGGAACATTTTGTTATGAGGCCGCGCTTAATCACGTTAACAAAGGAACAATTTATAAACCAGTAGATTACAAATGGCATATCTTGGGATATGATATTCCTTGGTGGGGCGGTAAAAAGATATTTATTTTACCTGCAACAGGATTTTTAGTTTTAGTATATGGTGTGTTAATATAAGGACCAACAATGAATGGTGATGTTAAAATAGGAAAGCTACTTTGTGAAGAAGACATAATCACAAAAAGACAGCTTAATCAAGCACTACAGGCTCAAGTCAAAGGAGATAAAAGATCTTTAGGTGAGATACTAGTTGATAAAGGTTTTTGCTCGCTAGAAGACATTACAGAAGTGTTACTAAAGACTGATTCTCCTCATGAGCAAAAACAAGAAGAGATTTCAGAAAAAATAGAACCAAAAGAAGAGCCAACTGAATTAAGTGAAGATACAAAATTTTCAATGTCAGTCGGCACAATGATTGGTATTGGTACAGCAATAGCTTCTGTTGTTGGTGTTTATTATATGTTGATAGGTGAGATTGAAGAAGCAAAAGAGTTGCCGAGCTTGGACATGCTCTATAAAGCTGAATACCCTTCAAGACCAGAAGGCTATAACTGGCCTAGATCTTATGAACAGTACAAGGACCAAGTAGGAACTCTTCAAGATGATATGGACGACATGTATGAAACTGTTGAAGAGTTAGAGGAATTAATCAAAGATTTACAGAAAGAGACACGCGACCTTGAGAAGAGGAAACGTGACAAGTAGGAGTTTGTTATGAAAAAGTTGCTTTTATCATTATTTCTGTTTACTTCATTAGGTGCACAAGTAACAGACAAAAATTTTAAAGACAAGACTGGCGATGGAGTTGCTGTAGTTGTTTTCACATCGAAGTGGGCAGAAAGCGACGGAATGGATTATGTTAAAGGTGTGAAAGGACATGAAGATGCAAAGATAATTAAAGCATCTTCAGAAGACACCAAAAAAGTTTGTAAGAAATTAAGATTAAGAAACTTTCCCTCTATAGCTTTATTTGTCAATGGTGATAAAATAGACACATGGAAGGGTGATATGGACGGAATAATAGAAGTTAAACCTGGTGATATTAAAGAAGCAATAGAAGATGCCATAGGTGGTGATGTATTTTGAAAATTATAAAATTAAAAGAATTATTATCAGAAAATACTTACGCTAAATTCACTAGGAATGAATTGGCTTTGTATATTGGTGATTTAAGTAATATGTTAAAGTCTGTTAGAAATCCAAAAAGTATACAGCTTATTAAACAAGACTTAAAAGATGTAAAAGCTGCATTAGCAAAAAAGAAAAATGAGTCTATTAGTGAGGCAAAACATAATAAAAAAATATTTGACAAAGTTGTTAATGCTTTAAAAGATATAAAATTTAAGGCTACAATACATTTAAATGATGATAAAATAACAATTGGTCTGGGTAGAGATTATTTTAAAAAGAAAAATCCACATGGAACTGGTTCTTTAGATGATGAGATAGAAAACAGACTTAAAAAAATAGGGTTACAAAATGCTGGAATTGATATAATGGCATCAAGTTCAGACTTTAATGATAAAAAATACACTAAAGCGCAAAAAGATATACGAGGCGGTGTGTAAGGAGAGAAGTTATGGGATTATTAAGTACATTAGCAAAAGGTGCAGGAAGCTTATTAGGTGGAGATGCGCTTAAAGACGTAGGCAACATAATAGATGACCTACATACATCAGGCGAAGAAAAAGCTGCTGCTAAGGAAAGAATTACACAAATAATAGCACAAGCAGAGCAAGCTGCACAAGCACAAGTTTCTGCTAGATGGGAAGCTGATTTAAAACATGGTAGTTGGTTAAGTAAAAATATAAGACCTTTGACATTAATCTTCCTTACCGCGATATTTACTATATTAAGCATCTTCGATGGAAACGTTGGAGAATTTACAATAGGCGCTGCATATGTGCCTGTTTATCAAACGCTATTAATGACTGTTTATGCTGCATATTTTGCTGGTCGTTCAATTGAAAAAGTTAAGAAGGTGACTAAATGACATATAAAATGAATGAATCGGTTTATAAGTTCAAAGGTATGACATCATCAGATATGGATGAGTTTGATGCGCAGCTAAGCAGAGATAATGTAAAAGGAACACCTAATTTTACTAATATGACTTACACAATACACAGTCCTAAAAAATCTGTATATTTGGACTATTGGATAAAAACTAAATATAAGAAATTTAAACCAAAGAGAATTAGAGAATCTGCAACTCCTGAAAATCAGCCTAATTATTTTAAAGGCTTATCTAAGAAAGATAAAGAAGAAAGAGAGAGAGTAATAAAGCGGAGATCAAAAATGGACAGTGATGATCCAAAAGCTTATAAAGGCTTTTCGTCTGATAAGGGTGTGAAAACAAAGCCTTCTAAATGGACAGCAAAATTTAAGAAAATGTACGGTGAGATGAATGAAGATCAGAAAACTGTATTTCATGAAAAATTATCTGCTAAGATTCGCAAGTCTTTAAGAAACAAAGCTAAAAAATCAAATGCACCTACAGGTGCTCTGACAACTGTTTATAACAAAGGATTAGCAGCTTGGAGAACTGGACATAGACCAGGTGCTAATCAACATGCATGGGCAATGGGAAGGGTGAACTCTTTCTTAGCAGGTGGACCTGCAAGAAAAGTTGATTCAGCTCAATGGAATCAAGTAAAGAAGCATAGGAAAAAATAATGCCGGCATCTTCTAAAGCTCAACAAAGACTTATGGGATTGGTAAAGGCAGTCCAAGCAGGTGATATTCCGAAAAGTAAAGTAACTAAAAAAATAAAACAATTGGCAAAAAATATGAAACAAAAAGACGTTAAAAAATATGCATCTACCAAACACAAAAACTTGCCAGACAAGGTTAGAGAAAGCAAAACTTCTGATATGATGAGAGATATTCGTAAAGGTGGCGCTGCAGGACCGTGGAATATTATTGTAAGTAAAAATAATAAAGTAGTATCACAAGTATCTGTAAAGAATCTGAAAGAGATTCCAGCATATTTAGCTGCTTTAAGGCCAAGGTACCCAAATCATAAAATTGGTATAGAGTCCAAAGGTGGTAAAATAGTTTACAGAGAATCCGTAAATGAAGACGGAAGAGCAATTATGAAATCAATATCTAATGCTAAAAAAGGCGCAGTTGCCAAAGGCGGTGGATATGCACCATTTGTTAAGATGGGTAAGAATTCTTGGAAGCAAGCAAAGACAAATACAAAAACTCATGATGATGGCTTATTTGATAAGATAGGCGGATTTAAAGATTTTATTGTTGAAGCTTGTTGGGATGGTTACAAGCAAGTAGGAATGAAAAAAGGTAAAAAAGGGAAACAAGTTCCTAATTGCGTTCCTGAAGTTGTAGAACATTGTGGGTGTGAACACAAAGACACTTATGACGTTTTCAGTGAAGCTACAGGGTTAGGTTATACCTTATCGTTCTGTACGGATAAAAACTTAAAAGAGGCCGAGTACCAAGGACGTAAAGTTAAGCTAAATAAGCCGATGCAAGGTGATGTAGGAAAATTTAAAGTCTATGTAAAGAATGATAAGGGCAATGTTGTTAAGGTAAATTTTGGTGCAAAGGGTAGTGAAAACAGAATTAAGAAGTCTGATCCTGCCAGAAGAAAATCATTTAGAGCTAGACATAATTGTGATAGCCCAGGTCCTAAACATAAAGCTAGATATTGGAGTTGTAGAAAATGGTAAGTTTAAAAGAGATTTATTTCGCTGACAATACGTTGAAAGAGAATGCTGCTTTAAAAAGAGACGCAAAAAAATTAGAGATGAAGTGCAACAAGGCTGTTAAGATGATGCAAGAAATCGCTTCAGACTTTAAGAAAATTTACGGTGTCTCTACATCAAATGCAGTGCTATATAATAATTTAAAAGATTTCGAAGAGCTTTCATCAAAAGCTGATGGGAAGTACGGCGGCTGGTTTCAATTTGCCAACGGAAATCCAGACTACGAAAAATAAAAGGAGAAAGTTATGCCTACAGATAATAAGATATTAAGCAAAGTAAGTGATAATAAAACAGACTATCACATTCAAGACCAAAAACATTCTATTAATACAGAATTAATTGGTATCATAAAATTTAGACAAAACAAAAAATGGTTAATTAGCATTGTTGTTGTTTCACTATTTGCTACAATATTAGGACTTATGATTTACTTTATGAGCAGTGGTGTTGATGTGATGGGTGGATGGAAAGAAATCTTGCTATTAATGTTAGGTGGATTTGTCGGTTCATTTGCTAAAGTAATCGACTTCTGGTTTAACAACGCCGAAGATGATGTTAAACTATTAGAACATGCAGATGACTAATGAATATAGCAACTTTAGCTGGCCACATGGCATTTGGGTTAATTGCATTTTCGTTTTTAGTAAAGGATATTCTATATCTTAGAATAGTATCAGTAGTAGCTAGTTTATTTTCTATATTTTATAATTTTTATATTCCCACAGAACCAATGTGGTTGGCTATTAATTGGAACATAGTATTTGTACTAGTTAACTTATACCATATAGCTGTTATTATTTACGAGAAGCGTCCTGTAAAAATGGAACCAAAAGATAAAGAGTTATATGAAACTTTATTCAAAGACCTAACACCAGTAGAATATTTAAAAATAACAAAGATCGCTAAGTGGGAAACATTTAAGTCAGGTTATAAATTAATTAAAGAAGGTGCTGATGTTAACCGTCTTATGCTAATTTATAACGGCACTGTAGACATAGCAGTTAAGGGAAAGTGGGTTGCAGAATTAAAAGACGGACAATTTATAGGTGAAATGAGTTTTCTTACAGAAAAGCCAGCAACAGCTGAATGTATTGTAAAGCATGATACTGAATGCATTGTCTGGAGACAACCAGAATTCAAAGCACTATTAAAGCGCAATCCTTCACTGTACTTTACAATACAATCGTTGTTAAGTGCACAAGTTTCAGATGCGCTAGTGACTAAAAACACAAAAACTTAATATTTTGGTAATTAATCAATATTTATAAAAAAACTGGAGCCTCGAATGTCTTGGAACTCAAAAATAATAGAATTAATTAGCTTACACGCAGAAGGTGATAAAGAAGCATACCAAAAGTTTTTTAAGTCTGCTATGGATAAGTTTAATATAAAGTCTCCAACTGAATTAGATGGCGATAAGAAAAAAGAATTTTTTAATTATATAGATAAAAATTATGATGCAAAAAATGAAGATTTAGATCCATATAAAGACTTTGATGGTTCTCCAAAAGAAGATTACAATTTAAATCTCGGTGCTTTCGTAGATGAGTATCAAAAGTTTTTAAAGTTTATGAAAAAACATAAAGAAGTTCCAGATAAAAATAAAAGAGAGTGGGCATTAGCAATTAGAAAAAAAGTTGGTCAAGGTATGTTTAATGGACATATTCATTCTTTTGAAGACGTATCAGATTTACTATCTATGGGTGATAAATTTAGAAATTTAAAAGAATCTGTATTAAAAGAAAATCCAGCTGTGATAGCTACAGCAGCTAGGATGGCAATACAAAATGCACAAGGTAAAAAAGTTTCAGTCAATACAGCAAGACAAAAAGATTATAGAGAAAAAGATCCGAAAGCATACAAAAAAGCTAAGAGCATTTTTGATAAAATAAAAGATAAGCTTAAAAGTAAAAAGAAACCACAAGCTAAAGGTCAAAAATTAAAAACCACAAATAATAAAAAATCAGACGCTCAAAAGTATTCTGACTTATATGGCGGAGGTGCTAAAGTAGAGTCAACTAAGGCTTACGCCCAAACATTAACTAAAATGGCAAAAGATAGACAGTTAAAAAATATTTCTAAAAAAGACAAAGATATGCTAATGAAAATTGCGCAGATGATGAAAACTGCAAATGAAGGCGCTTTAAGTTCTAAAATAAAAAAAGCAATTATGATCGCAATTCAAATGAGTGGTAATATGACAGGTGCAGTCAATAAAATTGAAAAGATGGCAAAAGGATTATCTAAAGATAAAAAAGTTGCAGGTGCTTTAAGGCTTGCAAATGAATCAAAAATAAATGAAAAAGCAGATAAAAAAGCTATTAAGAATTTTTTAGATGCTGCACTTAAACAAGCAGGAATTAAAGTTTTAAAACATAAAGAAATGAAACCGGGAACAACTAGAGCAGTATATGGCTGTTTTTATACAGTAAAAGCTGCTAGTGGGAATGATGTTTTACCGTTCTACGTATACAAAAATGGCAAAATAGAATTAGGTGTATCTAGCAAAGGATTCTGGCCAGGGAAATACGGAGAGATGAGTAAAGTTGTTAAACAATTAAAAGATTTTAAAAGCACAGATTTAGACAAGGGATAGACAATGAAAATCAAAAAAACACAACTTAAAGAGATTATTAGAGAAGGCATCAAGGTGGTCTTAAAAGAAAGAAAAAAGACTAAGCTTACTGAGGACAAAATGTCACCAGAACAGATGAAATTTGCAAAACCTATTTTTGCTGCAGCAGCTAAAAAGGGTGGATTTAAGATTAAAAAACTGACAATGTTCCGTCAACCTTCAGCAGAAATTGCAGTATACAAATATGGAAAAGATAGTGGTAGCATGTGGAGTATTTGGGGAACAACTTTTACTAAATCAGAAGCAATGAATATTAAGAAACTTATTGAAAAGACAGATTCTGATATGATCTCTGGAGAACCTTCTTACAGACCAAAAGTAAAAGTTGGAACAGATACTGAATATATGGATCTTTGGGTTGCTGCTCAATTCGCTGGTATAAAATACGATCGCGATGAGTATGACAGATTATTTAGGAGTAAAAACTAATGATTAAATTAAAAGACATATTAAAAGAAAGCTCGCCTGGATATGAAAATAGACAATTTGGTGATCCACTTCCTACAATAAAAGATATTGCACGAGAACATCAAAAGAAGAAGATCAAAGAAGAAAACCTTGATGAAGGTCCGGACGCTGATTTATTTAAAAAATTAAGTAAAATAGACGATCAGATTGTTAAACTTATGGTAATGTACTCTAAAAAAGCAGATACTGATAAAATTGCGCAGAGCTGGATGGCAGGATTACATGCAAAACTAAAAAAGAGTGGCATAAAATTATGATAAAATTAAGAGATTTATTAGATAAGTCAGAGCAAACAGGACATATATCTAAGCATAACCCAGCAACAGCTTTTGCACCTGTACAAGAAGGACCTGCAGATGATGACACAAAAGCAGCAGATAAAATACACGGAAATCTTAAGAGCGCTATAGAAGGCATAGACACTGCAATGGCACTTATCACAAGAAATTTATCTAGCTTTAATGCACCAGGATTGAGACATGCTTTTACTAAAGCTATTGCATCTTCAACTAGCCAAGGTAAATTTGATGTTCGCAAAGCACACAAGATTTTAAACGACTACTACAGTAGATAATGAATAAAAAAGCCGCGATTCGCAAAATACGCGAGATGGATGAAGATAAGCGTCGTATTATGATGCTTAAATTATACGGAAGCAACATGGTTACAAATTTTAAAAGACTATTAGCAGGATTAGATAGGGAAAAGCCCGGGATTTATAAGAAGGCTTATAAAGATTTTAAAGGCATAATCGGTGCCATAGATAAGAAGATGGAGGAAGTCCTATGAAGAATGTATTAAAACTATTATTATCAGCAGTTATACTTTTCGCTGCTGTACCTACTGTCAATGCAGCTGATATGAATATGGCTGGGATGGAAGAGATAAAGAAGCAGAAAAAGAAAAAAGGTAAGAAAATGCAGAAAGGCAAGAAGGGAAAGAAGAAAGGTTTCTTTTCTAAAATGTTTGGAAGCAAGTAAGAAAGGAAACAATGAATAATCCGATAGCAAAGTTTTATCAATGGCAAGTCTCATCAGGCGCGTTAGATGGTTGGACATCATATCATTTAGCTGCTGGACTGTTTATTGCCAAAGTTGCACAATGGCTAGGAGCAACAGACTTCTGGGCTGTCATGTGGGTTGTTATCATTGGCGTTGCATGGGAAATCTTCGAAGTGTATGTTGAAGGCACAGAAGAAACTTACGGCACAAAAAAGAGATGGGCATACAATACAGGTGCTGATTTATTCGTGGAGATAGCAGCGGCATGGTGGATGGTACTTTAAAACCCTATAAAAACTATAGAGAATATACTCCAGAAGAAACTAGAAGTGAGCAAGACGAGTATTTCGATAATGATGCAACTAAAAAAGCGTTGCCTAATTTATTTAGAGATAGAGACGATGTTACATTTCATGTAAAAGATGCACCCTTAGAGTTACTTGACTTAGAAGAGTTAAAAAACTTAAATAATTCAGATGTTGGAGAAATACTGACAGAGCCAACACAGAAAGCACGTATGTTATCTACGTTAAGGTTGATGATGCAGTATGGGAAGAACTATAGGCGTTTATTTGCAGCATTTAAAAAGAACGAAAAGTTACCACCACCACTAGTTGTAAGAGATAAAAATTTAGATTTATACCTTTTAGCTGGCAACTCTAGGATGATGATGGCAGCTGCTCTTGGTTATAATATGCCTGTTAAGATAATTAAGTTTAGCAAAGAGATTGTCAAAGAAGCAAAGTTTAAAAAAGATGATTTGTTAAAAATTGCAATAAGAATTGCAGGTATGTATGGTATTAGATCAAAGTTACGATTTAAAACTGGTACTGGAAACAAAGCAGACTATGATTGGATGAAAGATATTATAACATTAGATCCTAATCCGGATGATATGTTAGACTTTGTAGAGTCTGTGTTACATGAAATAGATCATGCTAGGATGCGAAAAAAATATGGCCCAAATAAGTATGAGCAAGAATACACAATAGCTGGTCAATTAATGGTAGACAAGGGAAAAGATTTTTATTGGGATAATCCTTTTGAAAAACAAGCAGAAGACTTTGCTAAAAGAGAAGGAAAAAAAGTCTTAAAAATGCTTAATAAGAAGAGATAAAAAATATATAAAAAAACTGGTTTTTAACAATTTATGTTTATATATATTAATGAACGGTTCAATAGGTTTTAGTTTTGACTAAAATAATACTTTAAAAATTAGGACAAGTGTCTCTAATCCTGTGTTATTTATTGTGAATCAAACGCTAATAACTACTACAGCTAAAGCTGATAGAATAAAACTATAATCTATTATCTTCAAAACTAAAAATACTAAAACTTAAAATAAATAAGGATTTTGAATGAGACCAAGAAGCGCTAAAGCTAAAGGAAAACGACTTCAAAACAAGGTTACACAATTGTTGCAAGAAAAATACTCTTCAGTATTAGAAGAAGGTGATTTTAAATCAACTACTATGGGTGAACATGGTATGGATGTACAGCTATCACCTTCAGCTAGAAAACATTTTCCTTTTGCTATAGAGTGTAAAAATCAAGAAGCTCTGAATATATGGAAAAGCTTAGAACAAGCTGAGAATAATTGTGAAGGTTTAACACCTCTGCTAATATTTAAGAGAAACAAATCAAAAATTTACGCAACATTAGAAATTACAGACTTTTTAGATCTACTAGATGGAAATAAATAACAGGTTATTAAACTTACTAAATTCAGTAATAGGTAAACCCGGTACAGTAAGCAAAAACAACGAGCTTATGTATGAATGCCCTTTTTGTGATACATCAAAAAAGAAGCTACAGGTTAATGTTACAACACAGCAGTGGCACTGTTGGGTTTGTGATGCTAAGGGAAGATTGATTTACACACTTTTAAAAAAGCTAAGATCAGCTAAAAGTGCTTTTCAAGAATTAAATCAAATCTATAAGAATACTTCATTTAGGTCTAAAAAAGATGAAAGCTTTATAGTCACACTTCCCGAAGAATTTCTACCTCTTACAGAGTTTACAGACTCAATACAGTTTTTACATGCTAGGAATTATCTAGAAAAAAGAAACATAACAGATGATGACATAATCAGATATAATATCGGATATTGTACAGGAGGTGAGTACAAAGATAGAATAATTATTCCATCTTACGATGAGAATGGTTTGCTAAATTACTTTGTTGCCAGATCTTACTATAATAAAGCATTTATGAAATATAAAAATCCTCCTGCACCAAAAGATACAGTTATATTTGATTTGTACATTAACTGGAATATGCCTGTAATACTATGTGAAGGTGTCTTTGATGCTATAGCAATAAAAAGAAATGCAATACCGTTATTAGGAAAAACAGTGCAAGATGCACTATTACAAAAAATGATAAACAGACATGTTTCCGAAGTTACAGTAATATTAGATGCTGATGCTAAGGAAACATTAGTAAAAGTTTGTGATAAATTAATGAGACACAACATAAACGTTTCAACAGTTATGTTAGATAAGGGCGATCCATCAGACTTAGGATATAAAACGATGTTGTTCGCAATAGAAAAAAGAACAGTCATGAATGAATATGACTTAATAAGGCAAAGAATACTATGATAATAGAAGCTGGACTAAAAACTGTAAAAAAGATCTACCATATATCAGATATACAGATAAGAAATCTAAAAAGACATAAAGAATATGAACAAGTATTTGAAAATTTGTATGACTTTATAAAACAGGACACAAAAGATGCAGTTGTATACATAGGTGGCGATATCGCTCACAGTAAGACAGATATGTCTCCAGAGCTGGTAGATCAGCTTTCTAGACTGTTTAAGTCTCTGAGTGATATTGTACCTACGCTTATTATTGCAGGAAATCATGACTGTAATTTAAACAATAGATCTAGGCTAGATGTACTTCAACCGATCGTTGACAATTTACAACATCCTAATTTACACTACTTAAAAGATACAGGAGTTTATCATATAGGTGATATTGGATTTGCTGTATTAGACGTCTGGGATGATGAACCTGAAAAAATACCAGATCCGGATAATATAGTATCTAATACTAAAGTACTATTGTATCATGGCACAGTTGATAAGTCAAAAACAGACTTAGGTTATGCATTACCGTCTGCTGTTAAACTAAAAGACTTTGATGGTTATGACATGGTATTATTAGGTGATATTCATAAAATGCAAACAATGCAAGAATATAAAAAAGGAAAAGTAACAAAGCCAATAGTAAGATATTGTGGTTCACTAGTGCAGCAAAATCACGGTGAAACTTTAAAAGGGCACGGAGTCTCTGTATTTGATGTAAAATCTAGGTCTTTTTTTCATCAAGAGATAGAAAACGAATACGGTTATTATACAATAGAAATAAACAAAGGATTAGTTCCTAAAGTAGATGACCTCCCGAAAAAAGCAAGGTTGAGAGTAAAAGTAAAAGATACCTCGTCAACAGACCTTAAAAAAGCACTAACAGTTATAAGGCATAGACACAATTTAAAAGAAGTAGCAATAATCAGAGAAGACAATTATAGAGTTGATTCAGGTAATTCTCAAACAGTAGACTTCGGAAACATAGATGATCCTGAAGTACAGAATGGATTAATAGAAGAATTTTTAAAAACAAATTCAACAGCTCCCGATGACATAATAGAAAAAGTAAAAAAGATAAACACAGAACTAGGTGGACAATTAGTAGCAGATGATATTTCTAGAGGAATAAGTTGGAAGCCTAGAAAATTTGAATTTTCAAATATGTTTAGCTACGGTGAAGATAATGTTATAGACTTTGATAGATGTAACGGTATTGTAGGTTTATTCAGTCCAAATGCAAGTGGAAAATCAAGTATACTAGATGCAATTACATACTGTATTTTTGACAAGTCTACTAGAGCGTGGAAAGCTGAAAATGTTATGAATCATTCTAAATCGAACTTTAGTTGTAAACTTACATTTGATGTAGGTAATGATTCTTACGCAATAGAAAGAAAAGCAAGAGTTTTAAAACACGGTTCAACAAGAGTTGATGTAGACTTTCATAGAATAGAGCAAGATGGCACTAAATTTTCTTTAAACGGAGATCAGAGAAACTCTACAAATAAGAATATTAGAAAAATGTTAGGTACATATGAAGATTTTATTATGACCAGCTTTTCATCTCAAAATAATAACACAATATTCTTACAACAAAATCAAACAGAGAAAAAAGAAATATTAGGCAAATTTTTAGGATTATCTGTATTTGATAAATTATACAAACTTGCAAAAGAAGAATCAAGCGGTTTACAATCTATGTTAAAAAACTTTTTAGATGTAGATTACGACCAACAAATAGCAGACATAGAAGAAGAATTAAATCAAGTATCTTCTGTTATTAAAAACTTAGACAAAGCACTCTTAAAGAAAGAAAAAGAAAGAGACGGCTTTAAATCTAAAGTATTAGACTTTACGAAAACTTTAAGACCTGTAGACCCGAATGTAAAAACTCCAGAAAAACTGCAATCAGAGTTAAAAGCTCAAGATGTAAAACTATTAAATATTCACAATCGCTTAGGGAATGTCGAATTAGAAGCAGAAGAGACAAAAGACAATAAGCAAATGTTACAAAATAGAATACAGTCTGAAAAATATAAAGATATAGAACGAAGAGTCGAAGAATACAGTGAGTTAATCAAACAAAGAGATTCAGCAAAAAGTGAAGTTGATGCATTAAAAATAGAGGTTCAGCATAAATTAGATAAGATTGAGAAGCTAGGAAATTTAGAGTATGATGATGACTGTGATTATTGTATGAATAATGTTTTTGTAAAAGACGCTATAAAGACAAAAGAAGCTTTGCAAGAAGATAAAAGTAGAGCAGGTGAAGTAATAGCACAACTAAAAACAATAGAAAATAAATTACAAATACATTCAGATGTCCCTGAATCACATACAGAATTTACTTCACTAAGACAACAAATGATAACAGAAGAAAGAAGCTATTTAGATAGTGTCACAAAAATATCTGATATGAAATCAGCAAATGAAGAAATGTCAGCTGTAAGAAAATCAATAACAGAAGAAATTAAAAGAAGCAAGTCATATCAAAAAGATATAATTCATAATGAAAAAGTTCAAAAGAAAATAGAAGACAATAGAAAATCAGAAGCCTTAATAGAGACAGACATTAAAGCAGTCAATGGTGATATTAATCAATACACAGGAAAGCATTCTGCACTTAATACAAAGAAAACTGAAATATTAAATGTGATAGAAAAAGTAAAAGACTTAGAAGAGAAGTATGAGGCATACAAATATTACTTAATTGCAATAGATAAGAATGGTGTAGGTTATTCTTTGATGTCACAAGTTCTCCAAAATGTAGAATCAGAAGTCAATAATATTCTTTCACAAGTTGTTGAGTTTCAAATAATATTTGACATGGATGGAAAAAACATAAACAACTACATTGCATATGATGATGATAAGTCTTGGCCTTTAGAAATGGCCTCCGGAATGGAAAAATTTATTTCTACTCTAGCAATAAGAATTGCACTTACAAATATCTCAAATCTACCTAGACCTAATTTTGTAGCAGTTGACGAAGGATGGGGAACTATGGATAGCGAAAATCTAAATTCTGCATACCAACTATTACAATATTTAAAGTCTCTATATCAGTTCACACTTGTAATTTCACACCTAGACACAATGAGAGATTTTACAGATACATTATTAGAGATAAAAAATGATAACGGTTACAGCAAGATTAATTTCTAATCTCACTTCTTAGAATAGTAACTTTCTCTTTTTGTTCTATTAAGCTTCTATGGTCTGACATTAATTTGTTTAGAAATGAGCTAAAGCTTCTATATTCGCTAATCGCGTTATCTTTAATCCAATCTGAAAGATCTACGTCTAAATACACGCACATACGCGTTCTTTTTATGTTCTTCATGAGTTTTCCCTTGTGTATAATAAGTATATAAAACTTATATAACTTCACGATATTTTTATTTTCTAAATAATTATAAACAACTAGCACCACAAGAGTAAAATGCGCAAAAAATCTGTAAAATTACAAAATCTAAATCAAGTATCTACTTATCTTCAAGAAAGCGGAACAGTATCTGAGTATTTCAATGTTACTGATTTTTCAGAAGAAATGCCAACTGGTAGATCTTCTTTTTTAATATTAGGTTCAAGGTTTTTAAAAGAAAATGTAAACATAAAAATAGAGATAATAGATAATCAAGGCAATCCTGTCTATGTAGAGCCTGTATTTAACTATGAGGAAGCGAACGGAATAAGAGTATCCGTAGAGGTTTATCAAGACGTAAGTGAAGGTGCATCTACACTAACAATATTAGGTGAAGTAGATCCAACAAAAGTAGATGTAGATATACCATCACAGTACAGAGGTATCTATAATGTAAAATATACAAGAAATTTTACAATAACAAAAGACATACCTAATACAAGACCAATAAGATTTTATAAAAGACCGGGAATATCTATAAGAGAAGTTTTTAGAGCAAAACTAAATGTAGATGTTGCAACCTCCGGATCATTAACACAAACAGAAGGTAAAGTAAAAGGCGTTCCAGTACCAAACAGTGAAGGAAGAACATTTCAACCAGACTCTGCAGAATATGGTGACGTAATAAACTTTACAGACCAAAATCTTGGCTATACACCAATTGGTAACTTAACAACTAATATAGGTGAAAGATACCAATTTCAAATTGAAGATGGAGTGTTTTCATCATCAATGCAAGGTGGAACAATAACAATAACCACACCAGTTGCTAATCCGTCATTTCAGACACAAAGTTTTCAAACAGTACCTGCATATTCTTCTTCAATATTAGAAGTTTTAAATAAAAATACTATTACAGTACAAAAACCTTTTGGACTTTATAACTCATCTAGTGCAGAATATCAAATATCTGCAGTAGACCCAAGTAATTATTCTATAGAATATCCAAAGTTTAGAACATATCTAACAAGCAGTATAGACTTTAAATCATTTGCAGAAATAACAGCACATACAATGAGAACATTTTCAGGTGATGTTTTTAGAATTGCAGGTTATGTAAAAGATAACGGTCCTGTTGGTAATTGGATAAAAATAGCAGATACACCAATTGAGTCACCAGAACTGTTAGTTGATGATAATAGTACAACAGGCACAGATAGAACTGGCTTCTTTAGATCAGACACTACTGTAACAAATTATTGGAATGCAACAGGTGGCGCATTTGGCACAGAAGTAGATCCAATAACAATACAAACAGCTTCAGACCCTGAGTTTATTGGAAATTCAGTTTTTATATCTTCATCAGTAGACATGCTTTCTAACAATGAAGAAACTTGGATAAAATTACAATTAAAAGATCAGTACTCTTCAAGTTTTATTGCAGGAAATGATTATGCTTTAAGAGGAAAACTAATAGCAGATAATAGAACCGGTCAACAAAACGAAATTAAAGCAGTAGCTCACTTCTCAGGTTCAGCATTTAATATGTCAAATCAATTCGGAGACTTTGATTATGGAAGGGCTGTTGGAATGGTAAGACACCAAGAAGCAGCAGGACGACTATTCTCATCAGAATCACCAGAATTTGAATTTATTTTTACACCAGACAGATCTGGTACAGGTGTTTTACAGTTAAGGTTTACAGGAGGTTTTTGGCACCTTTCAGACTTATCACTTAGACCAGCATCAGAAACAAATTTTTCTCCTGACATTGTTAAACTAACTGCACCTATTCCAACATTAAAAACAAGACCGGATAATTTAGACTTTGCAGTAGAATTTTATGACGTAAACAACAATAAATCAGAAACAGTAATAACATCACTAATGTCAAATCCTGACGGAATATCTTTCTTAGGTGAAAATATGGTAATAGCAGGTGATGATAGCACAATCGAAGGCTCGTTGTTCTTAGGAGGAGATACAACAGGCTCAGGTATACAATTCGGTGGTGTTGATTCTACACTTCCTGAAACAGGTGAGCCAGGAGCTGCAGGTTCGGGATTTATAAGATCATTAGGTTATAGAGGATTTACATCAGCAAGTCTTTCAGAAGAAAACACAGGCTTCATGATTTACAGTGGTTCTGTATTGCCAAACAGTGGTGATACATATAATGGTGTAGGCTTGGAATTAGTAGGATTAAGTGGAAGTTTAAGATTTAGTACAAATCCGTCATTATTTGAAGTAAAAGCAGACGCATTTTTTGTAGGAAATGAATCATTACAATTTATTTCTGGATCAGAAGGAAATATAGAAATAAGCTCATCAGCTTTTCATCTAGATCCTACAAATAATGTATTAAAAGTAAGTGGTTCAATTACAGCATCAACAGCACTGATAGGTGCTAGTGACGGACCTAGGCTTTCTTTTGACGGTTCAAACCTTGTTGTAAGTTCTTCTGATTTCTATTTAGGAGGTTCAGGACAATTTATTTCTGGATCAGAAGGAAATATAGAAATAAGTTCGTCAGCTTTTCATCTCTCTAGAGACGGTGATGTCGCAATATCAGGTTCTATAACAGCAGCAGATGGTGTAATTGGAAATTGGAATATAATAGATGGAAAGTTAAGCGGAAGTAACGCAACATTAGATGCAGACGGTGCTGCTTTATACAAGTCAGATGAAGGCCCTGAGACAAATCCGTTAGACGGTTATTATATAGACTTTACACCTACGAATGCAAATCCTTATTACGTAAGGTTTGGTTCTGATTTTGCAGTATCTTCTAGCGGAAAATTAATTGCAAGTGGTGCAATTATTGAAGGTGTTTTAACAGCTAGTGCTGGATTTATCGCTGATTGGGTGATCGGATCAAATGCTATCCACAAAACAACAGACACTAAAGTATCAGGACTATCATCAATTGGCGACACAAGATTTTTCGCAGGTGCAACATCACTAGAAGCAAGTGGAAGTGCACCATTCAATGTAAAATCAACAGGAGACATAACAGGTTCTGCTGTTCTTTTTACAGGTGGCAGTATCGGAGGCTTTGAATTAGCAGCTACATCAATAAGTGATACAGCAAATAATTTAATACTAAGATCTACAGGTGAAATAACTGGATCACAAGTAGACTTTTCAGGTGGTGTTATTGGTGGATTTACACTTAACGCAACCCAAATTAGTTCGAGTGGTTTATTATTAAAATCATCAGGTGAAATAACAGGTTCTAAAGCACTATTTGATGGTGGTACAATTGGAGGATTTGAAATAGGTTCAGGCTCTCTTAAAAACTCTGATGACACTGTAGAAATAGATGCTTTATTGCCAGGACTAAGAGTTAAGGACGGTTTAGGCGTAAGCAGAGTAGAAGTTAAGTCTGGTTCACTATCAACATTAGGTGGTGGCACACAATACATCGGAAATAAAAGCTTTGAAGACGATACAATTTCTGCAGGAAGAAATATTACGTCATCTGCAACTAGCTGGTCATTCAACACATCAGGCCACGCATCAATGAGTCTTACAAAAAGAAGTGCATATGTTGATGATGAACAAGCTGTAAGCGGTGATGTTACACTAGATGTAGTAGTTCCAGCCGGTGCAGGAAATTATGCGAATAATAACACATATGAAATAGTACAAGTTATAACACAGTCTATCGCTGCAGGTGATACACTATCTTTTAGTTCTGTTGCAAGATTTAGTTCTTCATTTGGTGGTAAAGGAAAAGACAGAGCTTTAGGCCCACAATATTTTAGAATGGAATATCATGATGGCTCACAATTTCAACCATTCTTACCAGCAGCAGTTTATACAGCATCAAACGGATACGGAGAATATTTCTTAGGAAGTGGACAATATGCTAGTTTTGGTGGAAGTGCAGAAATACCAGCAGGAACAGAATACCTAAAATTAGTGTTAACCGGTTCTATAAACGATGATTCAGGATTTACAGTAGAAAAGCCTCTATTTGTAGGTGACAAAGGTGAAGTAAATTCAGAACTAAGCGGAAAAACATTTACAAAAACTGTAGTTGGAAGCTCAACACCAGAATATCCAGAAACTGAAATAACATTTGATAATTTTTCTGTAAGAAGCAATACTAGAAGAGTTGAGTTAACGCAAGAAGGCTTATTAATTTATAATTCAGAAGATAGTTTCTTTAAGATGACAGGTGCTGGAATAGAATTTAGAGGTGGAAGCGGTCTTGCAAGCTTTGGTACTAGTATTAATAGAGAATCATTTACAAATGATAGCCAGGTTGCTGGAACACTTGGTGCTCCATCACTACAGGCGTATAGTGCTGATCCAGAAGATATTGGAACAACTGCATCAGACGGTAATGTTGCTGATTATGCCAAAGGAAATCACAGACATAGAATAACAGCTGCAACAATTAATTCTGTATTAAGTGGTGAAACACTTACAAATATTTTTAACGGTACATTCGGATCAAGCGCTGCTTCGGATATTAGTGGTTCATTAGGTCCAAATAATAACCTAATAAGAAGCCTGACTGAGGCATCAATCACAGGATCTTTTACTGCACTATCAGCATCACTATCATCGAGAATAGCAGTTGAAGAAGCTGAAGCAGGTGATATATCAGGTGTCACCGCAGGATCAGGTTTAACAGGAGGAGGAAGCTCTGGTGATGTAACTGTAAATGTTGGTGCTGGAAGCGGTATAACTATAAATGCAGATGATGTAGCATTAGACACATCTAGCACAAGAAATGTAGATCACAGCTCTGTTTCAATTACAGCTGGTTCAGGATTAACAGGCGGCGGAACAATAGCATCTACAAGAACTATTAATATTGGAGCAGGAACAGGTATAACTGTAAATACAGATGACATTGCAACTAATGATTCTGAAATAGTTCATGATGATTTAAGTGGTTTTGTTGCTAATGAACATATAGATCACAGCTCTGTTTCAATTACAGCTGGTTCAGGTTTGACAGGCGGTGGAACAATAGCAGCAAATAGAACAATTAACATTGGTGCGGGAACTGGTATCGATGTTGCTGCTGATGCAATTTCAGTTGATGTTTCAGACTTTATGACAAATGGTCAAAATAATAGAATAGTTACTTCTACTGGAACAGATGCAATGAATGCAGAAACTAATTTATCATTTGACGGTTCAGAATTAGAAGTTATAGGTGACGTATCATCATCAGGGACCGGTTCATTTGAATTTTTATTACTTGCAGGAAATCCAGTTGTAGGTGCTAGTGTTGCTGGGAGTGATACAGAAATACAGTTTAACGACGGCGGAACATTCGGTGCATCATCAAATTTAACTTTTACAAATGCAACAAATAAATTAGAAACATCAACAGGTTCTTTTGATAGAATCGAATCAACAAAAATTTATCCAGGTTCAGTAACAACTAATCAATATATTTCTAGAGGAAACGGTATTGAAATACACGGTATAACAAATAGACCTGTACAAGTTCCTGATGCATCATTATTAGTTGGAACACTAAGTGATGGATCGTCAATAGGGACAGGAAATATATCTGCATCAGGAACAGGATCATTCTCAAATATAAACATAGCAGGAAATATTGATACTTCAGGAACAGTCGATGGAAGAGATTTACAAACTGATGGCACAAAATTAGACGGAATAGAATCCAGTGCTAC